GAGAGCGACACCGGCCTGATCTGTAGCAGCCCGGCGCTGATTGGTGTGAAAGAGAAAAAAGGACTTGCCACCTAATGATTCAGAAGCCACCCAGAAAAACGCCCACCATGATAGCTACTGCCGCGCTAGAAGAAATTGCTCGCCACGAAAAGGAATGTGGCCTGCGCTGGGCCGAAGCACACGCCGAGCTGAAGCAGCTTCATGAAAGCGTGCGCGCCCACAGTGCGCGATGGGAGAAACTTGCCTGGCTTGTGGTCGGGTCGCTGGTCGCTGCAGCGGTGGCAACGATCATCGGCGCGTAATGTTTGAAGATCCGCGTCTAGCAATAAGTATTGGCTCTACGCTCGCCAGTTTGGCTGGCGCATTTGCAGTCGTGCGGTTTCAAGTCAAAAACCTATCAGAAATATTAAAAGATATTGAGAAGCGCCTACGCGAGATGGACAAGATTGCCGACAATCAGGAAGTTGCAATTCAAAATCTCATTCAACGCGCAGACGTTACCAGCTCCATGCTGGCACCGAGTGAGAGAGAGATGCGCGCGCGAGAAGTAGCGACGATAAAATCTGAACTGGCAACGGCCATAAGAGACTTAGAGGTCATCAAGAAAATGCACAACGGTGAACACAAATGATAGGCGCCTTGCTGCCGATCCTCAGCCCGATTTTGGGCGACGTAGTAAAGAGAGTTTTGCCTGGCGACAAAGACAAAGCGCAAGAGATTGAGCGCGAGCTGCAAATGCAGCTGATGATCAACAGCGCGTCCGTCGAGAAGGCAGCTGCTGACATCATTCTTGCAGAAGCGAAAAGCGATAGCTGGCTTGCGTCGTCGTGGCGACCACTTTTGATGATGGTAATCACCGCCATCGTTGCGTGGAATTTTCTGGTCGCGCCCCTCATCGAGCTGTTTGTCATGCTGGCAACTGGTGACCAGATCCCGCTGCAAATAGATTTGCCGGGTGAGCTGTGGACACTGCTGACGGTTGGCGTCGGTGGCTACACGGTCGGCCGGTCAGCTGAGAAAGTTGCAACCAATCTTGGGAAACGGAATGCGAATGTATCCAATCGACGAGATCGCTGAAGTTTTAAAACGCGAGGAAGGCTTCAGCGCCCATGCCTACCTATGCAGCGAGCAACGCCTAACAATTGGCTACGGGCGTAATGTTGACGAGCTGGGCGGCATTGGGATCTCACCCGATGAGGCCGAGCTGCTGCTGCGCAATGACATCGACCGGACGATAAAAGAATGTGAGCAGTGGGCATGGTTTGGCGATTTGCAACCTGCGCAACAGTCGGTGTTGATACAGTTGTGTTTTCAGCTCGGTCACCCACGGCTAACAAAATTCAAACGCATGTTGGCAGCTCTGTCACAACAGCCGCCTGATTATGAAACAGCAGCAGACGAGCTGCTCGACAGTCGCTTTGCCGAGCAGGTGCCACGTCGAGCTGCTCGACTTGCAGAACAAATGCGCTTCTCATGCCCATAGAAATAAAACGAGGCAAGCCGCTCTCAGACGAAGATTGTCTGGAGGTTCTGAGGTATCTCAAAGAACACAAAACCGTGTCTGCCGCAGCGCGTGCGTCTGGCCTGCTGCGGTCTACCTTTGAAGGACGTTTGGAAACGGCGCGGACGCGGTTTCCAAATGAGCTGCAAACAGAAACCAAAGACGAAGTGACCTTACCGGAGTTTCCTGACGAGGACATCAGCCCGGACGAGATCCTCGATCACCTTTCGAAGAGATGGGAAAAGAAGCAGGAACATCAACAGGCCAAGAAATGGTTCGACATCAAGATCAATTCAGATGATCCGTTTGGTCTGGTGGTGGTGGGCGACCCGCATCTCGGCACGCACTGCAACATTCCGCTGCTGCGCCGTGACGTCGAGATCATGGCGAATACGCCCGGCATCGGATGCGTGAACATCGGCGATACGACGAACAACTGGGGCGGTCGCCTGATCCAGCTTTACGCCGAGGAAGACATCAGCCGCTCAACCGAGCGCAAGCTGGCGCGCTGGTTTCTTGAAGAAGCCAAGATTCCTTGGCTGGTGTGGCTGCATGGCAACCA